TTATATCTGCCTTTTGTCCGTTCATTAGCTTTGCCACTTGGTCGCTATCCGTACTATCCCCACAAAGCAATCTATGTTCGCCTATCTCAAATAAATCCCCTAATACAATATCGGTTTCAATTCCACCTTCAGGAACTGCAAAATCATCTTCTTCCGCTTCGGGTTCTTCTTTGGCAAGTTCAATTCCCCACTCAACACAAACCGCCTCCCCCAACTCCGCCTCAATCAACTCAGCATCAAACACGATGTTAGCCTTTGCAGAGGCATTATCGGCAAGTGCCATCTCTCTGCCTTGCTCACTATCCAAATCAATATCCGTTCGTTTTACTGCAATTATCTTAGTGCCATCACTTTCTATAATTTGCACATCTTCCATACCTATTGCCATTGCATTTTCAACTGACTTATTTCCTGCAATTATTCGGTTGTTTTTGTCGATTAGGATTGAACGACCTGCACCGAATTTGCGGAAGGATTTCTCAATTAGTGAGTTTCCAAATTCTGATCCTTTGTTGAAGTTTTTATCATCAGCAATTAAATCTGATATTTTAGTTGATTGTTTTGCCATACTGCAAATATACAAATTATTTAATTGTCAAATTTTAAAAGTTTTTTTTGTCAGTTTATAACCTTACTTTTTTTATTTGTTTGTCAGTTTGTTAAAAGGCATCGTTGCCAATATCTGAAAATTCATTCTTTGGGATAAAGTCCCAATTATCTTTTTTGTTTATTGGTGTGTCAAATGCTCCGTTGGGCTTTATTGGGGTTGGTGGTAGTTCAAATGCTTCTACTTGTTTCTTTTCGCCTAATATCCAATTGGTATTGTCGGGGATAAATGTATAATAGCGGCCATTGATAAAATGCCAACCTAAAGAACACATTGTGCCTGACTGTCCCCAGTGTTTAAATTTTACTTTTTGTATGTATATTTCTGTTTTCTTGGAATCATAGTTGCGATATACGGTTAATCCGTTGTGAGTTTTATTGAAGAAGTTTGCAGAGCCATTTATGTTGTAAAGGTTTGGCACTTCAAATAATCCCGTTTTTTTATCTTTCATAATCTTTGTTGGGTGGGCTACAAGAAAACAATGCACCATATTTCTTTCACAAAATGTTGCCAATATATCCAATTGTTTTGAAACATAGTGTGTTGAATCTTCATTGTGTTCAAGTTTATTCCAAGCATCAATTACAAAGGCATTTACTCCGTATTTTCTAATTAAACTTTTTACCATCCGCAAAATATCCTCAAGTTTAAAATCATTTTCGGGTTTTATGAAAAAGAAGTTTTTTGAAAAGTAATCTTTGGCCAATTCCAATTCCATTTTATTCATTTTGTAGTTTCCATCAAATGCTTTTCCTATTAATTTCTCAGCAAACTTGCTAAAGTGAAGTTCTAAAGGATAGTTTTCAGGACTGAATAAACCAAACTTCCACCCCGCACGAATGTTTAAAGATGCACAAATAAAATCTAATACTTCAGATTTACCGTGATTTGGGATGCCTGTAATTGTTGTGATGTATCCTAAATGAAATTTAAGGTTTTCATCAAATGTTTCTAAGCCTATTGTTTCGCCCTGTGGCAATCCGTTGTTGTAATAATTATCTATCTCTTCGTTTAAGTCTGTGGAGGTAAATATGCCGACTAAAGGATATTCAATTTTGTTATTTATGCTTTCCAATACTCCATCCATTCCATACTTGGCTAAACATTCATTTGCATCTTTGCAATCTTTGAACGCTACCTTTGAGCAGTTTTCAACTCCTAATCTTCTGGCAAATTCATCTCTTAAACTATTCCCGGCTTGGTCGTTATCTAACGCCAATATAAACCTTGTATCTTCATCAAATAGGTCTATGCAATTGTCTAAATAAGTAAGATTGTTTCTGCCTATTGTAGCACCATTTGGAACGCTAATAACATTTTCAATCCCACATTCAATTAATGTTAGGCAATCAATTTCACCCTCAACAATTATTATTTCTTTTTGGTCTTTTACTGCATCAAGATTATAAAAAATCAACTCAGCATCTTTTGCCAATTTGAATTGTTTGTTGCCAGTGCGATATTTTACGTTTATCAATTCACCATCTCTAAAGTAGTTAAATTGTACGGTGTTAATGTTTCCGTTTGTTTGTGGCATCCATTCTAATCCCTCTGTAATCTTTGCCTTTAAAAGTGTTTTTTGGCTAATCTTCCTTGTTTCAAACCACTTAACTAACTTTTCGGATAGTGTTGTTTCGTTTTTCCAAATCGGTCGTTTATATTCAATCCTTTGGTAGTTATTTTCTAATTTCTCTAACTTCTTGTAAAAAGCCTTACCACAATGAGAGCAACTTCCTACTTCCTTTGTTGCATTGTAGCTAAAGCATTTATCTTTTGACTTTTTACGTTCGTGAGAACAAGCTGGGCAAGTCTGTTTATTTTCGCCACCTTTGGAAATATCAATTAGATATTCACGCTTTGATTCCTTTTCTATTACTGCTATTGTCATAATTAATATACCATTGGGCGTTTAACTTCTGTTGGAGGTGGATTTTCAATTCTTTCTTTGTTCAGCCATTTCTTTGCAGTCAAATATAGACTAACATAGGTTGTATTCTTTTTGTAGTTTTCAATTGATTCTAATACATCGTCAATCTGTTGTTTGGTGTAACCTGCTAAATTTAGTTTATGTACTTCTTCATTTGATATTGATAGATGCAGAAAAGATTTATAAATATTTATATTTTTACTTTCATTATCATTAACACTATCACTATCACTATCACTATCACTATCATTATCTGCTACCTTTGCTACCTTTTGTTTGCTTTTGGTAGCAATTGCTTGTTTTGCTACCTTTTGCTTACCTCCTTTGCTTCCCGCTTCTGCTCTTACTTCTGATGTTTTTTTGTATAATTCCATATCTCTAACAAATTGGTTTATAAATGGAGTAATTGCCATTTCTAAAGCAAAATCTAATGGAGGTAACTCTCCATTAATTTGATAAAAATAAATTGCTTTAATAAATATTCCAGCTTGTTCATTTGACATTTTATCTAAAATGCAAAGTGAATCTTTATGTAGTAAAAATGATTTCTTCATAATAATTTATTTTAAAATTGACCTTAATGTTTTAATTGCAGTTGAAAGTTTTGCATTTGCATCTTCTAAATCACTAATTGATAAAGGTTCGTGTTCAGCAATGTGAGTAATAGTAATTATTTTACCACTTTCTAATTTTAAATCAAGTTTAATACTTGAATCTTCTGTTATTGAAAATTTAATATTTTCCATAATGTATTAAAAGCAAAAACCCTCAGTATCTCAAGGCCATTTGAAATACGAGGGTTCGCTTATATCGGTGTTTCCACCTTTATTTTGTTAAGTTGTATGGCCACAACTATTAATTGTAAATTTTAAGAACGGTTTTGCAATGTTACGGATTATTTTTTTAATCTGCAAACTTAATTAACTCCAAAGTGTTGGCCCTTCTTTTTCTATTTTGCTCTTAGCAAATCCATACTCTATAATTTCTTTTCTTGCTAATTCCTCTTCTTCAATCCATAGATTTGCTTTAGTCCAAAACTCTTTTTTAATCTCGAATCCAAAACCTTTTCTTTTTAATCTTTTGGCTGCAATAATTGTGCTTCCACTTCCTGCACAAGGGTCAATAACAACATCGCCTTCATCTGTAAAAATTTCAATCAAAGTCTTTAATAATTCAACAGGCTTTTGTGTTGGATGTATTTTTTCGCTTTCATTATCTCGAGGCCAATCAATGCAATTAAAAATCATTTTGCCTTTGTTTCTAAACTTTGGCAATCTATCTCTATAAAGCACCAAGCCATATTCACAATTGCCTACAATTTTCATATTTGCTTTTAATACCTGAGCAGAAAAGTTTTTGCGAAATACTAAGTTTATGTAGTTATTCAATCCGTATCTTTTTGCTAATTCTATTAAATACATTTGTTGGTCAAAGGCACAAAATATAATCATACAAGGGGCTTCGCTCTTTTGTCTTGCCTCGCCTTCTACTTTTGGTTTTTTGCTTTCAGCTTTTAACATTGTGCTACAAAAATGCATAAATTCAGCAGGTCTAAAATCTTCATCTGTATCAAAAAAAGAAGTTCCTGCCAAAGCACTTTCACCATTGCTATTATCACCATCTTTATACCAAGCAGGGTTGGAAGCATAGGCATTGTTTCCTAAGTTGTAAGGAATATCTGCAATTATTAATTGAGCCTTTGGAATTGCATAACTTTTATAATTTTGAAAATGGTCTCTGTATATCATTTTTTTGTTTTTAGTTTATTTGTTTAACTTTTCTTTTGGCAAAAAATCCCTTTAACTCAGGATGTTCACTTTCGTACAACCTCGCATAGTAAGGAGTATAGTTATTATTGACCTTAAATCCATCCTTCTTAATTTCATCGTGCTTTGTAAATCTTACAATGTGCAGAACTCCATCGGATGAATACTTCTTAAATCCTCTGTTTATAAGCTGAGCAATTACTCCTTTGTAATACTCGTAAACTTTGGGATATTTGGCGTGATAGTCAATAAATTTTTGTGGGTAGTTTTCCATAATTAATAATTAATTGTTTGTTGTTCTTCTGGTGATGGCAAAGTAATTCCAAGAAAGTCTTTAGCCCAAGTAATTAGGTTATCAATAAAATCAATAAACTCTGATTTGGTTAAGGTGGTTGTTGATCCAATCTTATCATAAGGCTCAACTTTTTCAATGTCGTGAATTTCGCCAGTGCTAACATCAACATAAATTCCATCCTCAAGTGCTAAGATAACTGATTTGCCATTTACAACACTTATAAAGCGTTTTAATTTTAAAAACTTATATTTTACAAGTTCGTGCATTTCGTCTTTGCTGTGGCCTAATTCTTTGCTTAAAATGTCGATATAAACCCAATATAACTTATTCTGCTGCAAACTTCTTGAACTCTTTTGCTTTTCAATAGTTACCACCACTCTTTTACCCTCCAACGGTGCTAAACATTGGAGGATATTTTGAGTAGTGTTTTTTTGCAACTTACCATCTTTAACGGTGCTGAAAAAAGTTGATTTCATTACTTGATTTGAATGTTTTGATTAATTTGCAACCTTGCACCGATAACAACCTCACCTTTCTTGATGGCTTCTTTGATTGCAGTTTTATCAATTGTGTAAGTTGTTTTTTCCTTTAAAAATTGTGCAGGAATATCAGCCTCATTATCTATCTCAACTGATTCACTTTTGCGGAAGCTAATCTTTAAGGTAGGAGTTTCTAACTTGTTAATCTGATACAATTGCATTGCATTACTTACAGTTGTTTCCAATCGTTCAATAGTTCTAAGCCTTGCCTTTTTAAGTTCGCCTAATCGCTTTATTTCGGCATCTATGATTAATACATCGCTTTCCATTTGCTTAACAACAAATCCGTATCCTCTTGCTTTTTGTTCTAACTGCTCTTGGTTGATTGTAAGTTGCAATTCGAGTTCGGGAGAACATTCTCCTCCCGATTCGATTAATTGATTTGCAAGGTTTAAATACTCTTGCTCGATTTGATAAATATTAAGGTTGCTCATTTTACAAAGTTGTTAAAAGGGTTTCTACTTCTTTTGATAGTCTGTATTTGGCTTTAATTTTATCAATAGTGCCATCGCCTTGCAACCATTCTTTTGCCTTTGCAAATTGCTCACTATCTTTATTTAACCATGCCTTTTCAACTTGTGCAGGTTGTGGTGTTGGATTACTTGCTTTGTTTCCATCGTCATCTTCTGCTCCAACATTTACCAATGATTGCAAACCGTATCTTCTTGCATAGGTTATTCCTGATCCTTGCGATTGAGCATCGTTTTGTTTGCTGTAAATGATTTCAGTTAGTGCTTCGATACTTTCTCCACTTTCGTGCAAAAGGATTGTTTTAATAAAGTTTTTGCCATCAATAAAGGCAGTTGGCTGTAATACCACAATACCATTGTTATTTAAGTGTGGCATTGATGCCTCCCTAATTGAATTTAGGTCTGCATAGTTTGATTTGAAAAAAGGGTTTTTAGCATCTTTTTTGGCTGTTCCCATTTCTTTTTGAGCCTTTAATAAGGCGGTTGCGATTAGTTTCATAGTTGTTTTTGTTAGTTGATTTTCCAAATTTCAATAGTGTTGTAATATTTTCCGTTGTGTTCACGACCTCTTATGTTGATGTGGGCAGTTACTTCTTCACCTACTGATTTGCCATCAAATAAGGCAATAGTTTTGTTAGATACTTGGCAACTTATCTTCTGAGGATATTCGCCAGATGTTTCGATTACGATTTCTCTCTTGGAGAATTTATCGGAGATATGCTCTATATCTCCGATTTTTACAATTGTTCCTTTTAATTCCATTTTGTTTTATTTAAGTTGTGATGTAACATAGTCAATGGCTTGTTCTTTGGTCGAAAAAACGTAATAAGAACTAATTAATTCCGATTTGTAATCTTCCCACTGGAACCAAATACTAAATTTGATTTCCTTTTCTGTTACTTCGGCATCAATTCGCCAAATTTTACCGCTTTTTAATTGATTTTCCTTTAAGTAAAAGGCTTCTTGCCCTATCTCATAAGGCAAGGTAATTGTTGTTTCCATTGTTGTTTTCATTTTGATTGTTTTTTTAGGTGATTATTTTTTGTGATTATTTTAGTGTGTTGTAATAAACTTCGTGTTCTTCGATAACTTCAAATACTTGCTGCAACTTGTCGTATAATTGTTCAATCCTTGCATTCTCAAGTAAATTAATAGTCATGTATGAATGTCTATCTTCCTCGATTGGTTCGCCATCAAACTGAGTAAGTCTGTCAATCCTATCAATGTACTCAAATGTTAAGATGCCATCTTTAACCCAAAAATCTACATGCTGATTGTCGGGGAAGTGAAATCCGTTCATAACTCTTGCCTGTCTGAACATTGCTACCTGAGCAATTGTTACCAATGGCAAATAAGGGTCGATTGTTGTTTGTGTTTGTGTTTTTTCTAATGTGTTCATAGTTGTTGTTTTTGATTGTTTATAATTTAGTTGTTATATTTCGTTGTATCTTTTTTCTGCTTTTTGTATTGCTTTAACTTCTTTGTCGTAATTCATCAAATGTGGATAATCTTGTTTTAAATATCCCAAACCTTTGATTGCATCTGCATAATCATAGGAAACAATATTTTTTAATATATTTTTTAAAGGATTAGCTACCCATAAATTACTGTTATTTTCAGATATTAAAATTTCTAATTGTTTTAATGTGCTTATTGGTAATGGAAGTCTATTTGTCATTTTGTTTGTGTTTGATGAGGCAAAAATATATTATTATATTAATATATCAAAGCTATTGATAAAAATAAATTGTAAATAATTGTTAATGAGACTAATTAATTTTAGTTAGCCTAATTTTTTATTCAATAAATCGTACTTTTTTTTGATTTCAATAAGTTCCAACTTGGTATATTTGTAATCTCGTTTGCTATCCGATTCACTCTCCAACTGGTCCACAAAAGCAATCCCAAATCTTTTTATCAATCCCTTCCGATATTCAAGCAAGTTGCCTGACTTTCCCATATTACAATACTTGTTGCATTGCTTATGGCAATTACGTTCATCAAACATTAATGCTGAGTATTTTCCTGCCTCAAAATAATGGCCACCTGCATATTGAACATCTCTTGTCGTGCCACAACTTATGCAAGGCAATTCTGCATCCCTAAGCCTAATAAATTTTTGAAATGATTTTTTTGCATCACTTTCATAATCTGATAATGTTTTGAGTTTTTCTCGCTGATCCTTATCCTTTTTCTTTTCTGCTTTAACAATTATTTTTTTTGCCTTTTCTTTGGCCTCAGCTTGTTTTTTTTGCCCCTCTGGTGTATGTATCAACCAAGTTATGTAATGTGATTGATTGACTTGTTTTTGCCCTAATTTGGTAGGAACAAACTCAGCACCGCAACCACAATTACATATCTTAATTTTTGCCATCAAACAAAGTTAAGCACTTACCGGCATACTTTCTAATCTCTCCTGCCAATATACTATCCCATTAATAAAAGTTTCTGCCTCTAAACATTTATTGCTCAAAAATGGCAACTTTTCGCCATCGTCAGTTGTGATTAAATATTGGCCCAAGATTGTCTTATGAATGATAAATCCCTTGTAACCAAATCTAACCTTTCCACCCTCCCAATTATGCTCAAAGGCAACTGCTAAGGCATCAATCAAGGCTTTGTTTTCAGGCAAATATCCATCCATCGCCTTGTCGTACATCTTGCCATAATGGATTATTGTTGCGTGGTCTTTGCCGATTAATGAGCCATACAAATCTAAGCTAATATAATCTTTAAACTTAAAATAAGCCATGTAGCCAATAACCTGCCTTTTCATCACTATGTGTCTGAGCCTACTTTTATTAACAAAAATAGTTTCAAAATCCGTTCCAATGGAATCTAATAGATAATCTAAGTATTCACGGATTTCACCTTCGATAATGTTGTACTCTTTTTTTTCTTTTAGTTTTCTTCCTGCTTTTTGCATTGTTTTATTTTTTGATTGTTTATTAAAATGGACAATAATTGTCCTTACTTTCTTTTATTCCTTTCCAGTCTTTTTGTATCTTTTCCCTAACTGCAATCCTTATAAATTCATTGACATTTACATCGTATTCTTCAAGTTTTTTTAATGACTTTTTTTGTTGCTCAGTAAATGAAATTACTTTTTTGTAAGTTAGTTGTAATTCAGTTGGTTTCATAGATTATTGATATAGTTTTGGTACGCAAGTGCAATAGTTATACGCAATTTGTTTTAATTTTTTTTTGCCCACGCTCTAATGATTTAATGATTAAATGACAATTCAGTTTGAGCAGTTTCATCAGCAATTCGTTTCATAGCTTTTTCGTAGTATTTAGGGTTTATTTCACTTGCAACTAAGTCGCACCCAAAATAATGACAAGCAACTGCAATAGAACCACCGCCTAAATGTGTATCAAGTATTTTCATTCCTTGTTCTGCAAAATCGTTTAGCGTTCTTTTATACAATCCTATTGGCTTTTGCGTTGGGTGTATTCTAACCTCTTTATCTTTCATATTTTGCTGAAGCATTCCAGACCATAAGTGCCTATAAACTTTTGCAGGTTTATTAAAACTTGTCCAAGCCGTTTCACAATCAGCAAAATCATTTGAATATTTATCTTCGGTTTTCTTATCCCAAACGATATAACATTTACAACTTGTAAGGTTTTCAACAAAATAGTTCCACCCCCAAATGATTTGATTTTTACTCACTCTTTGTAATTCTGCAAAATATTCAGCATTTGGTGTATTGCTATCCCAATCGGTTATATCTGAATAGTCTTTGCGTTTAGCAACTCCGCCTTTTACAGATTGAGTAAAATTCATTTTATGTATGCTTATTCCGTATGGTGGGTCAACAATAGCCAAATCAAAGTATTTATCTTCAAATTGAGCCATCAGTTCCATACAATCTATATTTCTAATATCTAACATTCTTTTTAATGATTTAATGATTAATTCCCACCGCACAAAAAATTAAAACAAACAGCGTATAACACGGGTTTGGCAAAATGGCTTTCCGACACACAAGCCAACGCACAAAAGCCACTTCGCCAAGCCCCAACCCGTTACCTGCCATTTCGGACACGGTACTCGACACCATTAAACAGCGACTTCATTACACGCCTTGCAGTTTCAATGTCTTGAATATCTTTATCAGGGTCAATTGTTCCCATGCTGTCCTGTACACATTGAAGCATATAATCAATTTCGCTGTTTAATTCCTGCTCTATTTGCTCTAAAGTAAGAGAAACGGCAGGTAACACACGTTTGGCGTCATTTAGGCTGACGTCTAAGCCTTGAACATTAGTTTCCATATTTATCTTTTGTTTTAAGTTGAACATTTGTTTTCCAAAATCCCAAACCAACGCCAAGCGTTGGGACGTTATCAGATTGACTTATCATACATTATAGACTATAATCATAGTTAATGAATGATTTACTCACCATCCAATTCTATGTTAGCATTTTTCTTTTTAAACGATTTGAACTCAGGATGGCTCTCGATAAATATCTTGCCAAATGCCTCTCCTTTTTTCAGACTACTGCTCGGCTCTGTTGCCTTGTAGATAATTGAGTTCACAAATGCCATTTGCATTGGTGAAATGATGTATTGAATTTTTTTCTTTGACATATTAATTGTGTTTTGTGGTTATTCCGTTGTGAGTAGTCTGCCAAATTTTAATCTTTTTTTCTTCTTGCTTTGGCTGTTGAACGTGGTATCTATCACGATGTGATGTACACCATTCATACTTTAGTAATAAGTTGTTTAAGTAATCTGTAAATTGATTTAATTTTTTCATAGCATTAAATGTAAAATGATTTATTTCTTTTTTGAGTATCTAATAATTGCAACGTATGCTTATTATTTGCATCAATCCTATCTTTTAGATTTCGGATTTCTGCCTCTAATTCCCTAATCTCAATAGATTGCTTTGCTGTTTGGTTTTCCAAGAACTTAGAATGATTAACATAAACCTCCAATTCTATTTCTAAATCTTTGATTTTTTTATCCTTTTGGTCAATTGTTTTTAAATTTTCTGTTGTTTTCATATTAATTTTTTTTTGTTGTCTGCAAAAATATACAAATATATTAATATAAACAAAATTATTTTTAATTAACTGATATTCAAATAGATTAATTT